GTGTGTAGGGTCGACATTGACCCTATATTTATGGAATGCATTGAGCCTCATACTATGGATAGTAAATGGCATATCCATCTAACGCCCTACGATGATGTTAGCCTTTATGTAGCTGAAATTGGCGATAGTTATTTTATTGTAAAGGAAAGGAACTCAGGGAATACAACTGGGGCAGAATTTACATGGTCATTATCGGCCACCCGTAAAAACTATGCCCACATTAGATTTATGGAGGTGAATAATTAATGGCAACGACAAGAGAAGTATTGGAAACCGAACTGGCAAAGATTATCGCTCAGCAAGACATAGTTAATAAGCAAATCGAAAACAGTGATTACAATATCGCAGGGCTAATCTCGCAAAAAACAAGGCATATGGATAAATGGGATGCTTTAGAGGAAAAGAGAATTTCATTGCAGACTGAATTAGAAGCAGCAATAACGGCAGAAGCCGGGGTTTAATCCCCCGGCTTCTCTACTGGCATCTTTATAATTGCTTGTTTCGCGGTATCATCCCATTCGACAGTTGCGCCTAGTGCTTCAGCTACCCAACGGGCAGGCAGGAAAGTTCTATCGCTAGTTATTTCCGGTGCAACATCCATGGTCACAGGCTCTTCATTCACGGTCATGGTATCACTGCCAATGGTGAGGATAATGCTGGCATCATCAGTGTTAATACCCACCTGTTGAATATCACCATCCCATGTGACCCCATCTTCGGCGACTCCCAGCGCGTAAGCGAGGTAACGGACAGGCACGTAGGTTCTATCATTTTTAATATATGGCGATACATCCATAGTTTTAACTTCTGGTTGAACTGTTTCGGTTGCGGTAGTATCTGCAATGCTCATAACAGAATAAGTATTTGTGTCTAGTGTAAAGGTAGTCGCAAGGTACTTCCCTGCCCAAGCATCGGGGTCTGTGGTTTTGGTTGAACTGCTACTGCCCCCGCCTCCACCATTATCCCAGAGGCGCGGGTTTCCAAGACAATCAACAATACCATTTACGTAGGCGGCAATTACCTCAGATTTGCGTTCGCCATAAACATACCCAGCAACGGTTTCGTCGGGTGTCCCTCCTTTTAGGCCCATAACAATATCTGGATTGTTGTTGCCAAGATAGAGGAAGAACCTTGATAATTTATCTTTTGCTCCATTTACGCCGCTATAGGGCTGAGAAGTTACGTTGAAGGTGTTAATGGTGGTGGCTTCATATGCAGTCTGATAAACGGTTGACACCACACTGCCTTGCGAAGAATTAGTCATATCTACATAAACGGTATAGACTTCATCGTTACTCATTTTGCCGCTGGCTATAAGGTTATCTATTGGTTCAAAAGCCATCACCGGCGCGACGGTCGCAAACAGCAGCATCACAGTTATCGACAAGCAAATCAGTTTTTTCATGGCAATTACCTCCTTAATTATGTTTATCTTTCCAGCTAACAACAGTTTAATACATTTTAGAGGTTTCAGAAAGAGCTAAATTTGGCCTTTCTGCTTTTAATTTTACGAAGAAGGGGTGATGCGAATTGACCGAACACGGAAAGGTGGAGTGGTACAGCAATAAAGAACTTTACGAAATGCAAGTGGCATTGAGTAAAAAAATGGAAGCTCTTTCAGCGGAACTTGGAAAAACGCAAGTGCTTATTAGAGATTACAACGGCCTACGGGGACGGTTGGACCAGTGCGAACAGCGCATGGACGAGTTTACCGGCAAAAACTCTGGCAGTAAAGATATGTGGGGTTATCTGGTTGGCGGCATCGGGTTACTGCTAGCTTTAGTTAGCTATGCGGTGAGGTGATGTGATGCTAAAGATATTTAAGCCCATTACTGCGTGGTTTGGTAAACAAATGACCTATACAAAAATTCTGCTGGCTTTTCTGACTTATAAATGCGTTGGCTGGATTGACCAGTCCTATGCATTGGCGTGGGCCGACAAGCCGGAAATAGCGGAGTCGTTATCCAGGGAGGTGATGATTGCAGGCGTAGGAGTATTGATCGGCTACATGGCCAAGTCGGTTTTTGAGTCTATGTCAGAAAATAACGCCTGGCCAGACAAGCCGGCAAATACAGGCGAACAGAGAGATTGTTAGGAGGCGAAAATCTTGAACATTAAACAAAACTTGTGCTATTCCGGTAATTACAGGTCCTACCGCAAAGACGGCATTAAATATCTAGTATGGCACTATACTGCGGGCAACGGAGACACCGACGAGGACAATGGCGCCTATTTTGCCGGCAGGGATACCAATGATACATCCGCACATTATTTTGTCGACGAGGACAGTACAACTAATAGCGTACCTGATGGAGCTTGCGCATTCCATTGCGGCGCAACCAAATATAAGCATCCGGAATGCAGAAACGACAATTCCATTGGTATTGAGATGTGCAGCGACAAGGACGCAAACGGAAACTACATCATAACCGAAGCAACCGTTAGAAATGCGGTCGAACTGGGCAAATACCTAATGAAGTTGTATAACATTGATATTAACCACAACTTGCGGCACTACGACGTTACCGGCAAAAATTGCCCGGCCCCATGGGTGCAGCATCCTGAGCAGTGGACTGGCTTTAAAGCCAGACTGGAGACAGCAGAAAATAAAGAAAGTGAGGATGATGAAGAGATGAAGAGGTACGAAAGATTGAGCGACGTTCCTGATGAATACGGATTCCGGACAGTAATTGAAACGCTTATGAATGCCAAGGTTATCAGCGGTGATGGCTCGGACAAGGCCGGCAATAATGATGTGATTGATTTATCCCATGACCAGGTGCGTAGTCTGGTGTTCGAGTATCGCGGCGGTGCGTTTGACCGCAAACTAATTGCCGAAGGCTTAAAGCCGGCAGTTAATATTTAGATAGGGGGCTAATTAAATGAGACCATTTATATCGAGGTTAAAAAGCAGGAAGTTTTTATCCGCGCTGTTCAGCGCAATCTTTATCATACTGAATGAGGGGCTGGGCGCCCCCATCGACCGTGATGCCTACGGTTGGCTTACAGGCGTAATTATCGCCTTTATTCTAGGTGAGAGCTACGTGGACGGAAAGGCAGCGGAGAAATAGGAGGGGAGATGATCCGGAGTCTAAGGGGGCCTAATCAGCCCCCATTCTCCTATAGCAAAAGAGCCGGGGTGCTACTCCCCGGCTTCATCGCTCCAACCCTCTCCTAAATGCCTATCGAGTGCAGGACCCCAAACGTCGTATATAGTATCAAGATCATCACGGCAGTTCCGGATGTACTGCACAAAGGTTTCCTGCCCGAAACTTGCGTCTAATTTTTCTATATCCTCATCCCCGAATATAGCCTCTTCCATTGCCTCCAGCCTCTCTTCCAGGTCCTCCAATACCCCTTGTGCTTTTACCGTTGCTTCGATCTCGGTTAGTCTTAATATTGCTAAGGCGTTCTCCCGTATCTCCCGGGCCGCTTCCGGGGTAGTCTGTTTGGCCAGCTGCTGGTTCAGTTTGGCCAGGAGGTCGATCTGGCTTTCGATTATAGCTCTGTGATTCATCTCTACCCCTCCAGTTCCGCTGTAATGGCGTTGATTTCCACATCAAGCTCGTCTATCTTCGCATAATCTTCAGGCCAGCCCCGGGCTGCCAGGTTGATTGTTTCCATCAGCAGGTCTGCTCTGCGGACTCTGAGGTCACCCCGATACATCAGTTCTTCTAACAAGTATTCCTTCATGCTATCCGCTCCTTCCTGTAAGTCACCCTTTAACTGTATTTAGTTTAACATACATGTACATGTATTGCAATAGATTCTTAATAAAACATGTACATTTATCTTATTTTCGGTTATGCTCTTTATAGAGGTGATATTTATGGCACGACCAAAAACCAAAACGACTGCGCAAGTCCGGAATGACTATGCTAAAAAGACATATGATGATATCAGGCTACAAGTTAAAAAAGGAGAAAAGGAAGTTATCCGAGCATACGCCGAGAAAAAAGGATTTTCGCTTCAAGGATATATAAAAGATTTAATCTCACGGGACATGAAAGACGAGTCATGACCCGTGAGATTAAGAAGTTGCAATACTACACAGCAACTACACAGTAGGTGTCTGTAACGGCCATTTATAAAGACTTTTAATAGGGTTCGAATCCCATCGTCTCCACCAAAACTTTAGAGCTGTAAAACCCTTGGGATTATCGTAGGAGTGCGGTATCTCAGGGGCTTTATTTTGTATTTTTAGGGTATGAAAAAATACTAAAAAGTATGGGTTTTTGATAGGTCATCTACACAGTAAATACACAGTTAAAATTTATTAGCTGCTTCATTAAGAATAGCAGCTGTTTCTTTTTTTCTGGTCTTTCTGATATGGGTATATATATTGTGGGTTAATTTAATATCAGAGTGCCCTAACAGATCCATGGCATCTCGTTCTGATATTCCAGCCTCAAACAACATAGTGGCATAACCGTGCCGTAGCTGATGCGGGGTTAATGTTAGTCCAGTTAGTTTTCTCCACCTATCCCAACGATGCCTAAGAGTCACATTCCGCATAATTTTACCGTCCGGCCCTGGAAACAACAGTGCATCGCCAATACCTAAAGGGAGCACGGCAGCCAGTTTGTCCAGGAGGATTATTTCACGGTTGCCAGCTGCTGATTTAGGTGTTTTTATAAAAGGATCCCCGCCAGCATAACATACTGACTTATTCACCCTAATTATTTTTTTCTTACGATCGATATCGTTGTAGGTTATGGCCATAGCTTCGCCCCTACGGCATCCAGTATATAAGATAAAATAAGGTAGTAGCCCCCCGGGCAGGTTCCAGCCTTCCTTTACAACCTTTAATTCCTCATCGGAAGGCAAGTCCCTTGGGGTATGCCTTAATCCCTTTGGAACGCTTACAGCAGCGCAGGGGTTAACTCTTATAATACCGTCCAGTATCGCCGACCGGCAGATAAGATTAATTACCAGTAACTGGGTGGTAACCGTTTTTCGAGCATACTTTTGATGGGCCATTTGCTGTAATAATGCATCAACATCAGCTGGGGCAAGTTCCTTGATCGGCATAGAATTAAATCTATCTTTGGCGCGGTTGTAACTTGATGTGTATCCGTTCGCGGTCGACGGTGATAAGCTTGGAAAATGATCTTCTTTCCATTTAACCGCAACTTCAGGGAATAAGGGTCCTTGTTCAATTTTTGCCCGATATTCTATCATCTTTTGTTCAACCTCTCTGTCAGTGCGCCCCCGGAAAGGTACCCTTTTACCATCAATAACGCGTATAGCTTCATGCAGCCCGTCAGGCCGGACATAATACTTCGATTTTTTCTTTGTCATTAACTTTTCTTCACCTCCGTTTATTTCTTCTCAATTCCACTACTACTCCCAATATGCTTACTGGCAGATACTTCACCTCCTCCATAGTAAATTTCTTCCTGCCATACATGGGATTAATAGCCTCTAATTCAAGGCCATCCTCGCATTTATGCACTTTCTTTAGTGTAGCCTCAGTGTCATTTACCATCACTGCGCAATCATCTCCGCTCTCACAGCAGGGTTGTTTACGGATTATTACAGTGTCACCTTCTAAATACTCAGGGAACATACTGTCCCCTTTAACCTTTAATCCAAAATATTGCCTTTCACCGTGTGTCCATTCTTCGGGGATGTCTATCCATTCAATAATATTCTCAACCGCTTCCACGGGCATGCCAGCAGGTATGGAACCGAGGACGGGAATATTAACAGTATTCTTCGGCAAGGAAATAGGTACTACGTTTGATTCAAATATTGTTTCTCCGCTATATAAATACTCGGGAGTAACCCCGAAGTAGTTTGCAATTTTCTTGGCGTTACTAAATTTAATGTCCTTTAATTTTTTCTTAATAATACTATCAATTGTTGTATATGGTAGCCCGGTAGAATTAGCTATATCCGCGATTTTTACTTGTTTCCGTTCCATTAATCTACTGAATACTTCCCACAGTTCCATTCCGATCACCTTCCTTATATTTTCCATTGTAAGTAATATCTTTCCCAATATCAATAAAAAAATACGAAACGTAGTAATTTAATACTTGACTCGTTACGAATGGTCGTATAACATGAAATTAACAAATTACGAAAAGTCGTAAAAGGAGGGAGGTAATTCTATGCTATTTACGACACTCAAAGCGGAAATGGCCCGAAAGGGATTAAAAGGCACTGATATAGCAAACACCCTGCGCATATCCCCAAAGTCTGCTTACAACAAAATAAATGGCATCACTGAATTTACATTGAAAGAAACAATCCAAATAAGGGACAAGCATTTCCCCGGTATGACACTTGATTTTTTATTCGGTAATGAAAAACAAGTTAGTTAGAAGGAAAGGAGGCCTAATTAATGCCACGAGAACCGGACGGATACCGAGAGCAACTGGAACATCTGGCTGAACGCTATCCGGGCAAAGAGGTTTTAACTATACAAGAGATCTGCGCCATGTTTGGCTGCCACCGACAAACATTATTGGCTGACCCGACTTTCCCTGCTAAAAGAATCGGTAACAAAGGCAAATATTACATACCGGTGGTTGGGCTGGCACGGTGGATGATGACACGATGAAAGGAGGTCCTAACATTATGAACATAACAGGCTACGTCGCTCTGATCGCGGATGCTGAACACCGTATAGGAAGCTATATTGCATCAGGTGGCAGCAGCGAAGACCAGTATGTTAAAGACCAGGTTGCAAAAATCAAGTCCTGGATTGAACAGCTGGCAGAGATTGAGAGGAGGTGAACCAAAGTGCCTATGATAGCGGTTCTGAAAGACGACCCAAGCAGGTGTAGTGACAGCTGCCCATTCATAATAGTGAGTGCTCTTGATGGCGATTGTTACGGCTTCATATGCCGGTACTTCAATAAATCTCTAGGCTGGTACCCGGAACTAAAAAGATTACCAGAGTGCATAGAGGCTACCAAAGAAAAAGCCCGCCAAGAAGCGGACTAAGAAATTATTTCAACTTCAGTATACCACGAATTTAGATAGGAGGTAAACACGAATGAAATGGACTCCAGAACAGGTAGAAATCCTAAAAAAACTCTGTTTTGAAGGCAAAAGCAATGGCGATATAGCAAAAGCCCTGAAATGCCATGTAAACGACGTCTACGCCAAGCGCAGCCAGCTGGGCATAACAATCCCGAAAGTCAAAGCTGCTCAGCAACCCCAGAAATCACAACCCACTAAAAGACTTCCAATTATGGAAGCTCCGCGCAAAGCTGTAGAAAAGGCATTCGAAAACCTCGATAATGCCCTGCTGCTTGCTGTAGCCTCAGACTGGACAAGCGAGAAAGAAGCGAAGGTCTATTCAGATGTAGCAACACTAATTTTAGAAATAGAAAGCCTATTTAAGGGAACTATGCAGAAATTATAATTCCCCCAGCTGGGCCTACCGCAAGTCCCCCAATATGCACGGCGGCCCGGCACCCCCCTGGTAGGGGTAAAAAGAAAGGATGGCGGTATAGATGGCGCGTAAACGCCGTTGGTGGAAGCACCGCCCTGGGAAATATAAGGGCGGTTATGTGATAGTTAACCAGAAAGATTACACCCGACATGATTATATCAGTCCTGGCCGCTTGGTTGCCTGGGCTGACTGGGTACAGGGAGGAATGATATATGTCCAGACGAGCAGCCGGATTTAAAACGTACCGCAGCGATAGTGGAAAGGTGGTCATAACTTTAGCCCCGAAAACCGAGTACAAGGAAGAGCTGCAGATAATGAAAATTGAAGATGTTATGACCGACGTAGGTATATGTGCTGCGGCTCTGGCCGGCATCGGGATCCTGGCATTATTGATCCACTATGTCAGTTGGTGGGTTGTTCCGGCAATAGGAAGCGCTGTAATACTTAGATGGGCAATCAGACATAAGGAGGGTTTTTAAATATGAAATCAACAGGAATGGTTAGAAAAATAGATGAATTGGGCCGGGTTGTAATCCCTATGGAACTCAGACGGACAATGGGAATTGATGAAAAGGATCCACTCGAAAATCTATGTCGATGGAGAAAAAATAGTGCTGCAGAAGTACCGCCCAGGGTGTATCTTTTGCGGGACTATTACAGATGGAACCATCAGTCATAGTGGTAAAAATATTTGTCCAGATTGCATTAAGCAGTTGCAGAAGCAGATGACATTGGACCGAGCAATGGCCAAGCGTCAGTAAGGAGGTCACATTTTGAGCATAAAAATAAATCGGTTAGAAACTGAAAATGTAAAACGTGTAAAAGCCGTAAAAATCGAACCTACTGCCAACGGGCTTACCATTATTGGCGGCAAGAATAAACAGGGCAAAACCTCGGTATTGGATTCCATAGCCTGGGGCCTGGGTGGAAACAGTTTTAAGCCATCAGAACCTACCCGGGAAGGGTCTGTTATCCCGCCCAATATTCATATCGTAATGTCCAATGGTCTGGTGGTGGAGCGCAAGGGTAAAAATTCAGATCTTAAGGTTATAGATCCCAATGGACAAAAAGGCGGCCAGCAGCTACTGAATGAATTCGTTGAGCAGTTAGCTTTGAACCTGCCTAAGTTTATGCAAGCATCAAACAAGGAGAAAGCTGACACCGTCCTGCAAATTATCGGCGTCGGTGACCAGCTCTATGAGCTAGAGCAGAAAGAAAAAGAAGTCTATAGCCGTCGTCATACCATCGGCCTGATCGCAGACCAGAAAAAGAAATTTGCAAAGGAGCAGCCGTATTATCCGGACGCACCCAAGGAGCCTATATCCGCATCTGATCTGATCAAACAGCAGCAGGATATCCTGGCCAAGAACGGGGAGAACCAGCGCAAACGCCAGAACATTCATCACCTGGAAATACAGGCTGCAGAAGTACAAAAACAAATCGACGACCTTAAAGCTAAGCTTTTTGACCTGGGTAAAAAACAGCAGGACATAGAGGCTGACCTGGAAGTTGCCCAAAAATCAGCATTGGATCTGCACGATGAATCAACAACCGAACTGGAAACCAATATTGCCAATATTGAGGCCATTAACATCAAGGTCCGGGCCAACCTGGACAAAGATAAAGCTGAAGAAGACGCCCAAGCCTATACAAATCAGTATAATACCCTTACCACTCAGTTGGATGCCGTTCGGCAGGATAAGATCGATCTACTTAAGGGTGCCGATCTGCCCCTGCCCGAGCTGTCGGTAGAGGATGGTGAACTGACCTATCAAGGTAAGAAATGGGACTGCATGTCAGGCTCTGATCAGCTCAAAGTGAGTGTATCCATCGTCCGGAAGCTTAAACCCCAATGCGGATTCGTGCTCCTAGATAAATTAGAACAAATGGATCTGGACACACTCAATGAATTTGGCCAGTGGCTGGAGCAGGAAGGCCTGCAGGCTATCGCCACCCGGGTGAGCACTGGGCCAGAGTGCGAAATTATTATCGAGGACGGGTATGTCGCAGGTGCCGAGCAACCGGTGCAGGAGGTACCGAAGTGGAAAGCAGGTGAATTTTAATTGCAAATATCACGCGGAATTATCCAGGGTGCCCAAAAGGTCGTAATTTATGGTCCTGAAGGCATTGGCAAATCTTACTTTGCAAGTAAATTTCCAAATCCGGTTTTTATTGATACCGAAGGCTCGACTAAACATATGGATGTAGCCCGGTTACCCAAACCGTCCAGCTGGACCATGCTTATGGAAGAGGTTAAATATATTAAGCAAAATCCGAACATATGCAACACCCTGGTAATCGACACAGCCGACTGGGCCGAGCAATTATGCATGAATGAAATATGCTCTAAATCGCATAAAACCGGCATTGAGGATTTTGGGTACGGTAAGGGATATGTCTACCTGGCTGAAGAGTTCGGCCGCTTGCTAAATTTACTGGAAGAACTTATAGAGTTAGGCATAAACGTAGTTATGACGGCCCATGCCACCATGCGTAAGTTTGAACAGCCGGACGAAATGGGAGCCTATGACAGGTGGGAAATGAAGCTACAGAAGAAAACGGCCCCTATGGTCAAAGAGTGGGCTGACATGGTCCTGTTTGCCAACTATAAAACCTATGTAATTAATGTAGATGGCCAGGGAGCTGACAAGGGTACTAATAAGGTACAGGGCGGCAAACGGGTCATGTACACCACACATCACCCCTGCTGGGACGCAAAAAACCGGCATGATTTACTACCGGAACTGCCTTTTGATTATGACGAAATAGGACCATTGATCATTACCCGGGGAAGCAAGCAGCTGACAGCCCCATCAACAACAAAAACAGAACCACCTAATCCACCAGTGACACCGCCCCAAACTATTGAGCAGGAATTTGAACAGATGGTTACTACCGGCCCACAGGAGCCGTCATCTCAACCTACTCAGCCACCCATAGATAAAGATATTTATAGCGATATACCAAAAGCCTTAGCCGACTTAATGAAACAGAATAATGTTATACCTTCCGAAGTACAGCAGGCCGTGGCCAGCCGGGGATATTATCCGGAAGATACGCCTATCAAAAATTATGATGAAGGCTTTATACAGGGCTGTTTAATTGGGGCCTGGACTCAAATGTTAAAAGTGATTGAAGAGATAAAACAAAACGAAACCCCATTATAAATAAGGAGGACTTATATAAATGAGTGAAAACTGGAACGACATTGCAACCGAAGTAAGTAATGCTGAAGGACGGGCATTAGGATGGGACGATCCTATAGAGAATGATGGTAAGGATTTTGTTATCTTACCGGAAGGCGATTATGATTTTGAAGTTATTGACTTTGAGCGTAGCCGGCATAATGGATCCGAAAAACTGCCGCCTTGCAATAAGGCCATTGTAACTATTAAATGTGAAGGCCCGGAAGGCATCTCCACTATTAGGCATAATCTGTTCCTACATACGATCACCGAGGGCATGCTGTGTGCGTTTTTTGTCGGCATTGGACAACGCAAACATGGTGAACGTGTCACTATGAACTGGAACCAAGTTGTAGGTTCAAAAGGCCGCTGTAAGCTGGGAATTAAGAAATGGACCAATGATAAGGGTGAGGAAAAGGTTTTTAACGAAATAAAAAAATTCTACGAACCTGTACCCCAAAAACCGGTCACTTACCAGCAAGGGAAGTTTTAGCTTATGGACCTAAGGCCGTATCAATCAGAAGCAAAAACAGCCATCCAGGGTCAGTGGGCAAACGGTATCCAAAAAACTTTACTGGTATTGCCCACCGGCACCGGTAAAACTATAGTATTTTGCAAACTAACTGAGGACTGCGTCCGGAACGGTGAGCGGGTGTTAATACTTGCTCACCGGGGCGAGCTCCTGGATCAGGCCGCGGATAAAATGAGTAAGGCAACCGGCCTGGGCTGCGCAGTCGAAAAGGCTGAAGATACCTGTTTAAATAGCTGGTTTAGAGTAGTTGTTGGGTCTGTCCAAACACTGATGCGTGAGAAACGCCTGGCACAATTCCCGGCCAATTACTTTAACACCATCATAGTGGACGAAGCACATCATTGTATTTCAGACAGCTACCAAAGAGTATTACAGCATTTCAATCAAGCTAAGGTACTTGGAGTAACAGCCACCCCTGACAGGGGAGACATGAGGAACCTGGGCCAGTATTTTGAGAGCCTGGCCTATGAGTACACTCTGCCCCGGGCTATTAAAGACGGGTATTTATGCAAAATTAAGGCCCAGACGATACCACTAAAACTGGACCTTACTGGGGTGGGCCAGCAAGCGGGCGACTTTAAGACAAGCGACTTAGGCACTGCATTAGACCCTTACCTGTACCAAATAGCAGACGAAATGGCTAAGTATTGTATGGACCGTAAGACAGTGGTATTCCTACCGCTTATAAAGACATCACAAAAATTCAGGGACATCCTGGAATCTAAAGGTTTTAGAGCAGCTGAGGTAAATGGGGAAAGCCAGGACCGGGCCGAGGTACTCGCAGACTTCGAGGCCGGCAAGTACGACGTGCTTTGTAACAGTATGTTGCTGACTGAGGGCTGGGACTGCCCGCCGGTGGACTGCATAGTGGTTCTCAGGCCGACCAAAATTAGGAGCTTGTATTGCCAGATGGTAGGCCGTGGGACTCGTCTATTTGAAGGCAAGGACAATCTACTCCTACTGGACTTCCTCTGGCACACTGAACGTCATGAGCTTTGCCACCCGGCACACCTGATCTGTGAGTCACCCGATGTGGCTGAGGTTATGACCAAGAACATGGAAGATGGTCAACTGGTAGACATCGAGGAGGCTGAGCAAAAGGCAACCGAGGATGCAGTACAAGCCCGGGAGGAGGCCCTGGCTAACCAACTCCGGGAAATGCGGAACCGGAAACGTAAACTAGTGGACCCATTGCAGTTTGAAATGTCAATTCAAGCTGAGGACCTAGCGGGATACGTGCCGAGCTTTGGCTGGGAAATGGGGCCACCTTCAGACAAACAGGTCAAGACCCTGGAGAAGCTAGGCATCTTCCCCGACCAGATAGACAATGCGGGGAAAGCCGGTAAACTGCTTGACCGGCTTGCTATGAGACGGATGGAGGGCCTTACTACCCCAAAACAGATTCGATTTCTGGAACGTAAAGGGTTTCAGCACGTTGGGACCTGGCAATTTGAAACGGCTAAAAAACTGATAGATAGGATTGCTGGGGCAGGTTGGCGGGTGCCACACGATATTAAACCATCAGAATATAAACCAGAAGCAAGTACATCATCTCAAACACTTAATAATTTGCGGGAATATGCCAAAAAGACAGGTTGGATTTAATTATGGATGGGGGGATAAGATGTTAAATGATCTTACTGGTCAGCGTTTTCGCAAACTGACTGTAATTGAAAAGTCCTCACAAAAATCTAAATCGGGGGCTGTATGGAATTGTCTCTGTGATTGTGGAAAAATTGTAGCCGTAACAGCGTGTAATCTAAAAAGCGGCAACACTAAAAGCTGTGGATGTGCCTCAAAACATTTTCTGTGGGAAACAAGAGAAAAGCATGGGTTAATAAAAAATTTAATTGGAGAGAAGTTTGGCGCGTTAACTGTTGTAGCGAAATCTAAGAGAAGGAGCGGAACTAATCCGTTATGGATATGCATTTGTGATTGCGGAAATGAAACTGAGGTCATACAAGAAAACCTCTTAAACGCCCACACGACAAGTTGTGGATGTAAGTCATCAAGAAATAGCATTGCAGACAAAAGCCGCACTCATAATATGTCAAATACGCGCCTTTATCGTGTATGGAGGGGAATGATTGCTAGGTGCGTATATCCTTCGCATGATATGTATCCGAACTACGGAGGGCGCGGAATAAGAATTTGCGAAAAGTGGAACGACTATCAGACGTTTTATGATTGGGCTATGGCACACGGCTACAATCCTGATGCGCCTTTTGGAGAATGTACTATTGATCGTATTGATAACGATGGTGATTATTGCCCCGAAAACTGCCGTTGGGTTGATGCAAAAACTCAAGCCAATAATAAGAGAACTTCCAAAAAGGCGATGTCGATATGAATAGCAATGTTTCTAATCTTCTTGAGATATTAGAATATATTGATCCAGCTTTACTTAATTATAGCGAATGGCTAAGTGTAGGCATGGCGCTACATGGTGAGGGGTATAGCTGTGATATTTGGGATCGTTGGAGTTCAAAAGATACCAAAAGGTATCATGGTACAAGCGGAGAGTGTTTCCGGAAGTGGGGGAGCTTTCAAGGCTCTCCCAACCCGGTCACTGCCGGCACCCTGGTGCAACTGGCAAAGGACCA